GTACTCCAACAAGCGCCGGAAGGCATGTTTAAATGGCTTAGAGAGGCATTGCAAGAGGCCAGATATCGACAATCTGCTCAAATCCGTCAAGGATGGGTGCAACGGGGTGGTGTGGGTCGACGATTGCCAGGTGGTCAAGGTCATGGCGTTCAAGTGCTATGGGGTGGTAGCGAGGGCTGATATCGAGGTGGCGCGCGTTGTGACTTTTTAACAGTGCTTGCGTTTGTGTTCGATTGTGTGTACTATGCACACATCGACAACGCAACACAGAGAGCAGCAAGATGGACCACAACCAAGCCGCAGCAATAATCTCAATCGCTCACAAACTTGCGGATCAACTCACGCAGTTTTACGTTAAGTCGGTTGGTAAAGCCGTAAACACCATAGAAGAATTTTCGATACTTGTTGATTGGCATGATGCAATTGAAGCGGCTACTGTTGCCGCTTTATCTATCCGCTCACTGGGAGATGTTTCCGACATGGAAAGAATGTCGAACGAGTGTGAAATGTGGTTGTCTCACCTTGTTGGATGACAATTCAAATTGACGTAATAAGTCAAGCGTGTTATCACGCAACAACACAGGCCGGACCGCCCCGGCTTGGACTTTGCAAAAGGCGAGATATGACAGACGCAAACGCCATCCAGTACGGTGGCACCCATTACAAAAACAAGGCCGTGCAGCCTTGGGATTACATAGCCGCAAATAACCTCGGGTATTTCGAGGGCAACGTGGTCAAGTACGTCAGCAGATGGCGCGATAAAGGCGGCATTGACGATTTGCATAAAGCCCGCCATTACCTGGATAAACTCATCGAACTGGCAAGGGGTGGCGAATGAGCCGGCGAACTAAACCAGGCGACCAGGACCGCAGAAAGATTGCGGAGAAGATTTTTCAGCACATGCGCGAAGGGTTAAGTGCGCATAAGGCGTGTGCAGCGGTAGGGTTGCATCAGAGCACGTTTAATCATTGGCTCAATGATGACGCGGAATTAGCGGCAGAATACTCGCGCGCGCGCGATGATCTAATCGAAAAATTAGCGTCAGACATTATCGCGATTGCAGACCAGGAGGTCGGCACGACAGATAATGGGTCAACTGATAGCGGTGCAGTGCAGGATAAGCGCGTGCGTATCGATGCACGAAAATGGGCGCTATCGAAAATGGCCCCGAAAAAATACGGCGATCGGATCGAGGTTGCGGGGGATGCCGATAGCCCGCTAGTGCATCGCATTGAACGTGTGGTGGTCAAAAGATGAGGGATCATTTCAAAATTGATGGGCCGACATGCGTTAGTTTTAGTGGAGGCCGAACAAGCGCCTATATGTTGTGGCGTGTTTTGCAATCTAACGATGGCCTGCCAGCTGACACGCGAGTGATATTTGCTAATACCGGGAAAGAGGACGAGGCAACATTAAGATTTGTGCGCGACTGTCAGGAGCACTGGGGTATTCCGATCACATGGCTAGAGTGGCAAGACGCCAGTAACGCGCATGACAGGTTTAGAGTTGTAGACTTTAAGAGTGCGTCCCGCAATGGCGAGCCGTTTGAAGCTTTAATTCGCAAACGAAACTATCTGCCAAATCCTGTTACAAGATTTTGCACTGTTGATTTAAAGATCAAGCCATCGGCCAATTATTGCAAGCATAATTTAGGATGGGATGAATGGGATAATATGCCGGGGATTCGCGCCGACGAACCTAGAAGGGTTGCAAAAATCAAAGCAAACCGCTCAGATGGCATAAAGGGCATTAACCGCACGCTGCCACTAGCGGATGCAGCAATAACACGACAAGACGTTGGGTCTTTTTGGGCCAACCAGCCATTTGACTTGGAGTTGCCAAATATCAACGGCGTTACATATCACGGCAATTGTGATTTATGTTTCTTGAAAGGAACGGCAATAACTTTGTCGTTGATTGCAGAAAAACCGCAACGAGCAATCTGGTGGGTTAATCAAGAGGGATCGATTAACAGCCCAGGGATTCGGAATGGCGGGTACTTTAGAAACGACCGCCCAAGATACGCCGCAATGCTCGAATTCACGCAAGATCAACGAGACATGTTTAAGTCGGACGACGAAACAATTTCTTGTTACTGTGGCGATTGATTCATGACAACGCTCACGATTAACACCCCAGAATGGGCGCTGCCACTGCTAGAGCCGGCCCGATATAAAGGGGCCTGGGGTGGGCGAGGATCGGGCAAGTCTCACGCCTTCGCCGAAATGCTGATCGAGGCGCATATCATCGACCAGTCGAGTCGTAGCGTGTGCGTGCGTGAGGTTCAGAAATCGCTCGCGCAATCCGTCAAGCGGTTGTTGGAATTAAAGATTGAAGAAATGAACGCCGGCGCTTATTTTGAAGTGCAAGAGGCGGTTATCAAATCCAAACGCGGCGATGGCCTGATCATATTCCAGGGCATGCAGAACCACACGGCAGACTCGATCAAATCGCTCGAGGGCTACGATAGGGCATGGGTGGAAGAGGCGCAGAGCCTGTCACAGCGCAGCCTAGACCTATTGCGGCCAACAATTCGCAAGCCAGGTTCCGAGTTGTGGTTTACCTGGAACCCTAACCAGGCATCAGACCCGGTGGATGTGCTGTTGCGAGGCCCCAAGCCGCCGCCAAGCGCCGCCATCATTGAGGTTAACTTTTCCGATAACCCGTGGTTCCCTGATGTGCTGCGCGCCGAAATGGAGTACGACCGGGCGCGCGACCCGGACAAATACGCGCACGTTTGGCTTGGCGAGTACGTTAAGAATTCGAGCAGCCGAGTCTTTAAGAACTGGCGGATTGACGAATTCGAGGCTCCGGCAGATGCAGTGCATAGGCTGGGCGCAGACTGGGGCTTTGCAAGCGACCCCACCACGCTTGTGAGGTGCCACGTTATCGGGCGCACGCTGTATGTCGATTACGAGGCCTATCAGGTTGGCTGCGAGATCGTCAACACGCCTGACCTGTTTTTGACCGTGCCGGAATCGGAAAAGTGGCCGATTGTGGCCGACTCAGCGCGCCCAGAGACGATCAGCCATATGCGCCGGCATGGGTTTCCCAAGATTATGGCCGCAGTAAAAGGGCCAAAATCGGTCGAAGAAGGTGTGGAGTGGCTCAAGTCGTTTGATATCGTGGTGCATCCACGGTGCAAACATACGATCGACGAATTGACGTTGTACAGCTACAAAACCGATTCACTGACCGGGCAAGTGCTGCCAATCCTGCAAGACAAGAAAAACCATGTGATTGACGCGCTGCGCTACGCCTGCGAGGGCATGCGACGCGCCCAGGCAGCCAAGCCGCAAACGTGCGCGCCTGTGCCCATGATGCACCGGTGGTAATTGATTGCGCGGAATCACTCGTGCTAGCCTCGCGAGAAAATAGGGCCAAACATGCCGCGTATTTCTAAAGAGCAGCACCTAGCGAAAATTCACCAGGACGCGCTAACTGAGTTCGATGAGATTCAGGGCGCGTTGCGTGATGAGCGTTTGCAGTGCTTGCAAGACCGGCGGTTTTACTCGATATCCGGCGCGCAGTGGGAGGGAAACCTCGGCGAGCAGTTTGAGAACAAGCCCAAATTTGAGGTCAATAAAATCCACCTGGCGGTTATCCGGATTATTAACGAGTACCGGAACAATCGCATCGAGGTCGAGTTTGTCAGCAAGGACGGCTCAAAAAACGACCGGCTTGCAGACTTCTGCGCTGGCCTTTATCGCTCCGATGTGCAGGATTCGGCAGCCGAAGAAGCCTTCGACAATGCTTTCGAGGAGGCGGTCGGCGGCGGCTTTGGTGCAGTGCGCCTGCGCAACGTCTACGAAGATGACGAGGACGACGAAAACGAGAGCCAACGCATCAGGATCGAGCCGATCTATGACGCTGACGCCTCGGTCTATTTTGACCTCAACGCCAAGCGACAGGACAAAAGCGACGCCAAGCGATGCTTTGTCATCACATCGATGTCGCGCCAGGCTTATGAGGCGGAATATGGCGATGAGGTCACAAGCTGGCCCAAGGATATCCAGC